CGGCCACATCAGGCGCTGGTCGATCGCCTGCTTGTTGGTCTCGGCCAGCGGCAGGTCACCCAGTCGCGGCACCAGGTGGCGATCAAGCGCCGACTTGGCGCTGGCCTTGCGCTTGGCCGACAGGCCCCGGTCACGGTTCATCCGGTCGCGGTACCAGGCCAGCACATCGCCCACCGTAGCCCAGTTGGTGGTCGTCGACTTGGCGTCGGCATCGGCAGCCCGGCGCGCCAGGATGGCCGGCAGCGTGGCCAGCATGGTTGATCCCCGGGTAATCGCCAGCCTTGCCCCAGCGCCCGCGCACCACGACGTGCCAAGCACCACGGGAGCGGTCCACGGTCGAGAACCGAAAGCGCAGTTCCCGGTGACGGGTATCGCGCAGCTGGAAGACTTCGCCGGCGGCGTGCCGGCGGATCTCCGCGTCACTGAGGGTCACGGTGAGGGTCTTGGTGTCACTCATGCCTCCCTCCTCGGCCACAGGTTCAGCCCTTTCTGATCGCCGGCGTCGTAGCAGGCACGGGCCTTGGCGTGGCGGTTATTCCAGCTCTCCACGGCAATCCGCATCACATCCACCACCTGCAGGTCATACAGATGCTCGAAGTTGCCCAGGGTCAGAGTGTCGATGTTCGGTCCTTGGGCGCCGCAGTCATGGCACCAGACGTGCGCCGAGATGATCGGGAACTCGTCGGCCGGGTCGAAGCGGTTATCCTGGGCAATCTCGGTACCGGCCTCGTCGCGGGCAGTGATGCACGGCGGGCCTTCGCAGAACGGACAGGGCACCATCTTGATTGGCTCGATCATTGGCCTCCCCCCTTGTAGCGCTGGGCATAGCTGCCGCGACCGGCCTCAACCTCGTCGTCGCTGGGCAGCGAGCCGGAGAAGTTGGCAAATCGCCCATACTGGCCTTCCTGCTGCACGATGCAGCTGCCCACACGCGCGTGACGGCACTTGGTCATCAGGATTTCGGTGAGGCCGTTCTGGCCCTCTTCCGTGTCCATGTCACGGTGCACCATCAGGATGCAGCTGGCGTCAGCCTCGATCTCGCCGGAGTCACGCAAGTCGCTGGACTGGGGCTTCTTGCCGGGGCGCTTGGTCGAGTCGCGGTTCAGCTGGGCCAGCTCAATAACCGGGATACCCATTTCCTTGGCCAGCTGGAGCAGGGCCTTGCTGATCTTGCCCACCTCCTCAGTGCGAGAACGGCCGCCGCGCTCAAGGCGAACCAGAGTCAGGTAATCGACAACGATCCCGGCCAGGCCATGCTCGCGCTGGCACTGCCGTGCTGTGGCGCGAATGGTGGCCGGGGTCTGCACTGGGTCGTCGCAGACAAAGAGAGGGGCATCCAGCGCCTGGGCCACCGCTCCGCCCATGCGCGCCCAATCGTCATCGCCCATCTTGGCGGGGTTATCCAGCTTATGCAGCGCAACCCCACCCAGCGAAGCGATGGCGCGAAGCCCCAGTTCTTCACCCGGCATTTCGATGGAGAACACCAACCACGGCTTCCGCACCTTGACGGCGTTGTGCTGGGCGATCTGCAGGGCCAGGGTGGTTTTGCCGCTACCCGGCAGCCCAGCGATCACGGTTACTTTCTTCGGGCGGATGCCCTGGACCAGCTCATCCAGATCTCCCAGGCCAGTGGCCGGCCAAGCCGGGGCATTGCCGTTCAGCTTGTCATCCACCATCTGGGCCGCGTCACCCATCCAAGCGTCCAGGCGCTTGTAGCCCTTGGTTTCGCCGTCGAGATCTCGAAGGTCAGCCATAGCCTGCTGGGCTGCAGCGATGACCTCGCCCGTGGGGACGCCAGCCTGCACCATCTCTTGTGCCCCGCCAGCCACGTCCAGAATGCGGCGGATCACGCCCCACTCCTTGACGTGCTTGGCGTAGGCCTTCCAGTTGGCCAGTGAAGGAACCTTGCTGGCCAGTTCAGCGGCATAGGCCATTACGTTGTCGCCACCCGGGAGCAGGCGCTGAACCGCACCCAAGGTCACCGGGTCGATGGGCATAGCTTGATCGCGGCACTCCAGCATGGCCTCGAACAAGGCCGCATTGTCGGCGTGGTAGAAGTCGGCCGAGGTCATCTGGCCAAGCATGTCCTCGACCAGGCCTGCGTCCTGCTGCAGCGAAGCATGAATGACCGCGCCAAGCACACCGTGCTCGGCCTCGTCGCTGTAGAGTGCCCTCATGCCGCCGCCCTCATCGACGACCAAGTGAAACCAACCTGCTGACCACCGTTCTGCCGCAAGCGGTCGAGGGCACGATCACCAATGTAGGACTTGAGGCCCTCGGCATTCAGGTTGCTGATCACCACGGTCGGCAGTACCGCCTGGTAACGGCGGTCGATGATGCTGTGCAGCAAGCCCAGCTCGTACTCGCTGCCCTTCTGGGCGCCGACCTCGTCGATCACCAGTAGATCCAGGCTGCCAAGGTGGACCGCTACATCGCGGTCGGTGTAGCCCGAGCCGGGCACCATCGAGGCGCGGGCGATACTCACGATGTCCCCGGCCGGGATGATCAGCGCACGGCATTGATCGGCCGCCACCGTGCGGACGATAGCGCTGGCCAGGTGAGTCTTACCGCAACCGACGTTGCCGGTCAGCAGCAGGGACCGGCCCGCCCGGAAGTTGGCCGGGAACTGCTCGGCATAAGCCTGGCACTTGGCCAGAGCCCTGTGCTGCGGCTCCGTCTCGGCGCGGTAGCTGTCGAAGGTGGCGCCAGCAAAGCGCGGGGTGATCCCGGCAGCGATCAGCGCTTCGCTGGCTTTCTCGACCTTGTGCTGGGCAGTGGCCAGGGCGCGTTCTGCCGAGTCGCGGGGGCTGGTATGCAAGGCCTCCCAAGCGCAGCGCTTGCAGCCACGCGCCAGCATCGAGCCGTCCAGCTGCTCGACTTCGCTCATATCGACGCGGCCATGCACCGGGCACTCGCCGGAGATGATGCGTTTGGCCGGGGCGCGGTGGAACAGATCAGAAATTTGGGCGGCCATCGTGGCTCTCCTGGTACATGTCATCGGTGTGATGCGGGAGGTTGTTGAAGGCACCACCTTGAGCAGTCGCGCCGGCGGGCTGCAGAACGTCGTGCCAGCGCTCGCCGTTGAGCCAGGTCGAGGCCATTGGGATGTACTGGCCGTTGTCCTTGGTCCAATCACGCGACACGCAGTGCTGGGCTAGAGCTGTGATCATCACGGCCTGAAGCTCAGCTTCCGGGCTGAGCTTGTTCCATGCCTTCAGTGCGTCTTTGCGGCTCTTCTTTTTCGGGTACAACTTCCAGAACTGCTCGAACCCGTCTGCCACCGAAGTGCACATAGGTTTAGGTTCCTTGACTGGTTCAGAAAGGTGACTGGTTCTGGGGGCAGCTGCCGCCCCACCCCCTGGGTTTTCTGCCGCCCCAGGTGGGTTTTCTGCCGCCCTACCCCATAGGGCATCTGCCGCCCCACCCCAAAGGTTCAAGTGGAAGACGTTGGACTGGTTCAACTCACCGTTGCGTCGGAACTCCCGGCGCACCAGGCCAGCTTTCTCCAGCTCGCGGATGTGTGTTTTCACGGTCGAGCGCGCGATCTCGCATTGATCGGCGATGTGCTGATACGACGGCCAGCACTCGCCTTGATCGCTGGCGTTGTCCGCCAGTTTGATCAGTACCAGCTTGCGCAGCGGGTTGCCGACCTTGGTCTTCATGGCCTTGACCATCAATTCCATGCTCATGGGTCAAATCTCCAACTCAGCGGTAATCCGCTGGACAAACTGGTCGTAGGGTTCAGCTATGGCGATTCCCTGCTCTTCCAAAGCGGCTCGATGTGCTTTGGCTGTGCTGTAAACCACCCACCGTTCGCGTTCAGTCAAATGTCGAGCCCCGGCGTAGCTGGGCCATGGACACATCACCACAGACTTGGCAGGGTCTGGCTCAGTCGCTGAGGCCCGCCCGTCCCGATCGATTGCGAGCCGTTCAAGGAACGCCTGATTCACCTGTTCCCGGAGCTCAAGGGCCGGGAATCCGGTTAGTCGCCGAACCAGAACCCGCAAAGCCCACTGAGCCATGAGCACTTCAAACTTGGCTTCGCGTAGGGAGTCTTCCTCTGCCTCATCCGAGAAGAAGATTTCCTCAGCCAAGTCGCAGTGGGTCCAGGCCCGGTACGCGAGCTGATCGTTGGTCAATGGTTCGAAGTACGCCTCATTGATCACCACCGGATCAGTTGGCTTCCGCCCAAACATCTGGATCACGTTGTCGGTCATTGCGGCAACCTCGGGTTGATCTTGAATCGCCCCTGCGGGATCTCCGGGTGGGTTGCACGCTCGGAAGTGACGTACGCGCATTGCTCTACGAACTGGTCAAATCGGCGCGTGATCGCCGGCTTGGGCCAGATCGCGAACGGCTGGCCCCCTTCTTCGGAATGACGACTGCGCACCATGGGAAACGGCAGCGGGGCCCCTGACACCTCACGCATCACCGCGTTGACCACCCAGGCTGGAAGGCCATGGCGATTGTTGATGCGTTCGCGAATCGTGGTGATGGTCTCGAAGCCGCTGGGCACGGAGTCGAGATAACGGACCTGCTCCAGCCGGCTGGTGCGGTCCTCCACCTGAGCCAGAGCCTGCTGCTGCTCCGCCTGCTTCCGCTCAATCGCCACCAGGTGGTTTGCACTGGCAGCGATCAGCTCGGCCTGGGTCATGGGCCGGGGCGCAGACCCTTCCATCTCTTTGAGTTTTTCAGTGACGCGACGCCGGACAGATTTTGACTCGCGCATTCCAACCAGAAGGCATTGGTCGCGAGTCAGGTCGTAACAGTCCATCAGCGCCCCGCTTTGGGGGTGTGCAATTTTTCTGCATACCCCCAGTTCACCTTCAAGCTCGTCCTCGATCTTGGCTATTAGCTGATCGTTGCGGATCTTCGGCTCGCCAGCCTGCTCACGAGCATCGTTGATCAGATCGCGCAGCTGCGTGCTGGGCATGGTGCTGTCAGTTGAGATGGACAGATTCATTCAGCACCTCCCACATGCTTTGCGTCATGGAAGGCGGCTGCGTTGCGGTGCGGGTACAGGAAATTTCGAGTGTCGAAGACGACACGCTCAAACAGACGCTCAAGCTCGCCAGTTACAGGATTATCGAAGCCCCCGAGTGAAGGCACGACATGCGCCCAGTACAGAGCTTTGATCAACTTGAATGACTCGCGGGCTTCGTTGAAGCGTGCGATTTCGGCGGCGGTGAGGGTTACGTCCTGGACGATCTCGCCGGCAACTGAGATCGGCATCAGTTGGGTGCGCACGGTTAGCATGCATCACCTCCCGCTCCACGGACTGGAGAGGTAGATTTCTGGGGCGCGCGCCCTTCGAGGTCGATAATCGACAACCCGGTACCACCGTAGTTGTTGAGGTGACCTTCAAAGCCGAGCAATTTGTGATTGGTAGCCTGGCAATCACCGACCCAACGGTCGTAATCCACATGGCGTCCGACCTCCTGATCCGCCACCCAGCCCGGCAACTGGCCGTGGAGGCGCATCTCTGAAAGGTAGGTCCACCAACGACTGGCATGGTTTCGCTCGGCAATCAGCAATCCGACGACGACTGCGCGCTGGTCTTGGGTGAAGATCGCGGCAAGACCGCCGTCAAGCTGGCAAACACCAGTTAAAGCTGGCGGATGTTGATTTGGAGTTTCGTCGGTGGTATTTTTTGGGTGCATGAAATCGTCTCCAAGTGACGAAGATTCAAGAAGGTCCCCTGCAAGGGACTGGTTAAAGGCCCGCCTGCGAAGCGGGCTTTTTGTTGCCTGGTAAAAAGTCAGCCAGACAGCAAAAACAGGGATGGGCAGACCCTCATCGCTGGACCGCCCGGATACTGGATGGTTGAACAGCCACTTCAGTTGACTCTGCAAGACCGAAGATCGAGGACATAATTAGCTCAAGGTCGGCACGCGGTCTGTCTACGGCGCCGCTGCAAGGGAACGACTTGAGCTCGAACGCCTCAAGGCGTCCGCCAGCTCGCGAACGAACTAGAATTTGTCGGCCACTCCTGATGGCTTTGCTGATAGCAGCTTGGCTAGTGCCAAGTTTCTTTGCGGCTTCTTCCTGGCCATGCTGACCAACGAAATCCGCCAACTGAACTGGTGTCATGGACTCACCTGAGAACGGCTTACTGCACAAAAGATAACCGCCGGTAGTAGAAATGTCCACACTTGTAGTTTTTGACCTGCATAACCATCGGTTCTAGGATGAACGCATGAAAAAACGAGCCCTTACCCCAGAACAAGCCGAAGAGTGCGCCAAGCTCAAAGAGACGTTTCTCTCTCGGAGAAACCGAAAGGTCACCCAGGGAGCAATAGCGACCGAGCTTGAGATCAGCCAAGCAGCGGTTAGCCATTACCTGAACGGATACAATCCTCTTAACGCTCGCACGGCCGCAGTCTTTGCAAAGATGCTTGAGGTGCCGGTATCCCATTTCAGCCCTCGCCTAGCGAAGGAAATTGCGTACACCACCGAGGCAGCTCGTATCGGTGAAGTCGCATCTGCGGAAGACAGCAATATCAAACTCACTGCTCAGCCATCCATGTCTTATCGTTACCCAGTAATCAGCTGGGTAGCAGCTGGCGACTGGGCCGAGGCCGTTGAACCTTTCCCGCCCGGCTTCGCAGACAGGTATGAGGTTTCGGATTACGAAGCCAAAGGCGCTGCGTTCTGGCTCGAGGTCAAAGGTGACTCAATGACTGCGCCGAGCGGTGTCAGCATTCCAGAGGGTATGATGATTCTGGTGGACACTGATGCTGACGCCAGCTCGGGGAAGCTCGTAGTTGCAAAGCTAACCGACAGCAATGAAGCGACTTTCAAGAAGCTGATCGAAGACGCCGGCCGCAGATTCCTGAAGCCTCTCAACCCCGATTACCCGATGCTCCAGGTGAATGGAAATTGCAAGATCATTGGCGTCGTGGTTCGAGCCATGCTGAGGCTCTGACAGCATTTCCCATAAGTAAATGGCCCGCAAAAGCGGGCTTTTTATTGGCCTCAGAAAAAATTATAACCATTGGTATTGACCAACAAATATAACCGCTAGTATCTTCTGCTCATTGCCACCACGCATGGAGCAGCCGACATGACTACGAACACCATCACCTTGTCTGGATTTACAGGATTACTAGGCTGCGGAGCAGCTCCGCGTGAGCTGGAGTGCCTGTTAGCCATCGCTGGCGGCGCTTCGGGCAAAGAAGCTGCTCGGGCATTGGGCATCAGCGAGGATGGCGTCAAGAAGCGCCTGATCGCCCTCGGCACGAAATGGGGTGTCACCCGTCGCGCCGCGCTGGTGGCTGAGGCATTCAAGCGTGGCGTCATCAGTCCGGCCGTAACCGCACTGGTGCTGATCATGGCCATCCACGGCATGATCGGAGACGACCAGGCAATGCGTGTTCGTCGTGGCGGCAACAGCGGCGAACGGAAGATAGAAACCCGTATAGCAACCCGGCGCGCTGAGTGCGCCTTGGCGGTGGCGTGACGCTACCCGCCTGACCCAACCCCGATTTTGCGAAAGCCAACAAACGCGGCAGGCCACCGGCTTGCCTGAAGAAAGCTCCACAACCCAAGAGGAAAGACCCATGTTCGGTATTGGAAAGAAACTGTTCGGCGCCAAGCGCGCAGTCAAGAAACTGGAAAGCCGTGACTTGATGCAAGCCATCGTCGGCGGCTGCCTACTGGTCGCGGCGGCTGACGGCGAGATCAGCAAGAACGAGGCGGCTCAGATCGACATTCAGATCCGGGCAAACAAGAACCTGGAGCACTTCGGCCAAGAGATCACCACCACCGTGAACCTCTTCACCGAACAACTGCAGGCCGGGTTCCGCCTGGGGCGCATGAACATCATGCGCGAGATCGCGGACATCAAGAACAACCCTCTCGATGCGGAGGAGGTGTTCGTGAACATGATCACCGTTGCCGAGGGCGACGGAAACATCAGCCCCGAAGAACTCAAGGTCCTGGCCGAAGTTGGTGTGCAGCTGGGCTTGCGCCCCAAAGACTTCGGTATCGAGGCTTGAAGCGCAAGCATATAGGTCTGGGCGCGGTTGTAGGACTTGCCCTGTGCGCGCTCGCAATCGCCGCTGTTGTGAACTAGGGGTCGTGCCAATGGTACGGCTACCAGACCGAACGGCACACCAAGTTCGCGCCCTACGTCGGCTGCATGGTGAAAACCACCGGCGGCTGGGTACCACGCAACGAGCTGCGCACAACGCAATGAATGGAGGGGCGGCAATCGTCGCCCTCCCCCACAAGGAGTTCTGATTATGTTGATCCTCACCCGCCGCGTAGGCGAAACCATCCGCATCAACAACGATATCGCTGTCACCATTCTCGGCGTAAAAGGTATGCAAACCCGCGTCGGGGTCGGAGCCCCGGCCGGTGTATCCGTGCATCGACAGGAAATCTTCGAGCGCATTCTCGCCCAGGGCGATCATCTCCCCTCCACCTCTCAAAGCTCAGAGGCTGCGCCGGTCGATCCTCGCGACCTGTTCATTGCCGCAAATCCGATCGGCGCCAGCGAGACCGAACTGGAAAAAGGTCCGGTGAGCGGCTTCGTCGACGACCGCACCCACGGTGACTATTTGATTTTCTTGGCCGGCTTCCGGGCCGCCACCGGAGGTGAGCATGTCGGCGCCTGAGCGTATCACCCTGGTGCTGCGCGCCAGCGAAGCGGCGCCACTCACGAGCATCCTGCCGTTCACCAAGCTGGGTGATCTGGTCTCAGCTGGCCGAGGGCTGGCGGTAATCGCCGGCGCAAGCGAGGGGGACCTGCAGGCCAAGCTGGAAGAGCGTGATACCCAGCTGCAGGAAGCCGACACACTGCTGCGGGAAGCAATCGCCTACATCAACGACGACCTAGTCAACGTCGAGTATCGCGACATGCTTCTCGCCCGGATCGACAAGCTCCTTGATCGTGACCAGGCGCAGCATACGGAAAAGCCACGGGAGCAGGATCCATGAGCCAGGCCGGCCTGCTCCTGCTGCTGTGGGATGCCCTGCAGCACCGTCAAACCACCTTTGGCCAAGTGCTCGACCTGTCCACCGCTTGTGGCCTGGACGGTCGCCGGGTGCTGGCCGACCATTTTCGGAGGCTGCCATGATCAAGCACCGAGCAATCAACCCGGCTGCCCTCCCCGCCATCGGCCAGCCTCTGGGCGGTGGCTTCTACGCCGGGCGCCTGTTCTTCGCCGGAGCCGAGCACGCGGTCATCGACTCCGGGCGCGGGTTCGAGAGCCAGGCACAGTGGCAGGACCAGTCAGGCCCAAGAATCACCGTTAAGGGCGCCCAGTGCCGCCACGACGGTTACGCCAACACCCTGGCCATGGCCGAATCCGGCAGCGCAATCGCCCGCAAGGTCCTGGGCATGACCATCCGTGGCCAGCGGGGCTGGCACCTGCCGAGCATCGAGCAACTGCAGGTCATGCGGGCCAACCTGCTGCAACTGGAAGACTGGGGCCGGTACTGGACCATGCAACGTGAAGGCGGGCCAACGCAGGCCTTTACTAAGGCGGAATACTGGTCCAGCACGCAGAACGCCTCCGGCAGCTCCTGGTGCCTGCACATGCTCCCTTGGTGCGTGCCGGCTACCAACTGGGCAACCAAGTGCAAGGGCATTCGCCCGGTGCGCACACTGCTGATCAGCCAGGATGCTTTTGTGCACGCGCCGTCGACAGACACGCCACTCACCGAGGCTGATCTGCGCGGCCTGGCCAACCAGCAGGCAGTAGCCACCGTGCTCGAGCGGTTCGTGAACGAGGACACCGGCAAATTCTACGGACGCACGGACGCATTGGTGGCTGAGCTGGCGGCACTGGCAACGGCTGTCGTGACAGATCGGCGTGACAACCAGAACCTGGCGCGTCAGGTGGAGTAGATCAATGCGCTACATGACCGTCAGAAAGTTTGCCAGCGAGTCTGGCTACACCGAGGACGCGATCCGCTCAAAGATCCGCGACGGGATCTGGCGGCTTGGTGAAATTTGGCTAAAGGCGCCGGATGGCCGGACGCTTATTGACATGGAAGGGTATGAATCATGGGTAGAGGCGGGAGCGGGGTCAGGGCAGTCTCAGACTCGAGCATCGAGATCACGTTCATGTTCCGGGGTGTTAGGTGCCGCGAGCGCGTCGCGCTCAAGCCCACCGCCACTAATCTGAAGAAGGCGCAGCAACACAAGGCGGCGATCGAGCACGCGATCGCCCAAGGGACGTTCGACTATGCCGTCACGTTCCCTGGATCTCCCCGGGGCGCCAAGTTTGCACCGGAAACCAGCCAGGAAACCGTGGGTGGGTTTCTTACCAGATGGCTGGCCGCCAAGCAGAAGCACATATCGAGTAGTACGTTCGAGGGCTACAGGAAGATCGTCGAGCTTCGACTGGTGCCCGCGCTCGGTCATCATCTGGTGCTGGACTTCAAACGGAAGCTGGTACGCGACTGGCTGGATGGCCTGCAGGTAGGCAACAAGACACTGAGCAATATCCAGAGTTGTCTCAGGTCGGCCTTGAATGACGCCGTAGATGAAGAGCTGCTAGACGTGAACCCGCTGGCAGGCTGGACTTACACTCGTAAAGAGGCGCCGCCCCGGGATGATGATGTGGACCCGTTCTCGCCCGAAGAGCAGCAGGCAATTCTGGCGGCCTTGACCGGTCAGGCGCGAAACATGATGCAGTTCGCACTGTGGACCGGCCTGCGCACCAGCGAACTGGTGGCGCTGGATTGGGGTGATGTGGACTGGGTGCGGGGGGAAGTGATGATCAGCCGGGCAATGACCCAGGCTGCTGGTGGGGTGGCTGAGGTGACGAAGACTGCTGCGGGCCGGCGGTCGGTAAAGCTGCTGGGCCCCGCTCTGGAAGCGCTGACGGCGCAGAAGGCACACACGTTCCTGGCTGATGCAGAGGTCTTCCAAAACCCGCGGACGCTTGAGCGCTGGGCAGGAGATCAACCGATCCGCAAGACGATGTGGCACCCAGCAATGAAGAAGGCCGGCGTTCGGTACCGGCGCCCCTACCAGACTCGGCACACCTACGCTTCGATGATGCTTTCGGCAGGAGAACACCCGATGTGGGTGGCGAAGCAAATGGGGCATACTGATTGGACCATGATTGCCCGCGTCTATGGTCGATGGATGCCATCGGCAGATGTGGATGCAGGTTTCAAAGCCGAGAAATTTTGGTCATCAGTTAAAGCGAACGAAGGGATTAAGCATGTTGGAGCAAAGCCTGGAGACTAAGGATATTTTCTATGCCATCTCCAATTTTTATCCGGAACTAAACGTATCCATTAGGTTTATTAGTAAACAATCATTCAGTAAGACACCAGAAGAAAACTTGCTAGAAGCTGGAATCGAATTTGATTCGATACTGCGCTTCAAAGACCAATCTATCCAGTCCCTGGAGGGCAACGGATATACAATGGTCAATGCCGGAGGGTTTGCCACCAACTATGTGAGGAACGGCACAGTAGGAACCGCCGTCTTTCTCGGCCAAGAACCAGCTGGTGTTACAGAAGCTGAAGCTCCTAATATTTACTGGGCTTTGCAAACTATTCTGCTTCATCACGAGCTGATGCATGCCAAAGACCTGTATTTACAAAAAAACTTTGACAGCTCAGATATGAGCGTAAACTTAGTTAAAGCTGAAATCTACGCAGATGTGGCGACTTTGCGATTTTTTGAAAAGCATAAGAAATCCGGCGGAGACACCTACAGAAACCTATATGCAGCAGGGATCGTGGGGCGAGAAGGCACTGGAATCTATAAGCAGATTTTCAAAGGAATCACCAAGAGCTTTCCCGAGGCTCAGTTGCGAGCCTGGGCGTCCATGAGCGTGATACCGCCCATCAAATGACAGCTTTATGGCAGCCTTAACGCTGAGGCATGCGTAAATACTAGGATAGACGGGGGTTCAAATCCCCCCGGCTCCACCAAATTTACATCTAAAGACGTCCACGGACGTCTTTTTTTGTGCCTGAAAG